ACGTTTGTGGACGTTGGATACATGCGTTCCAGGGTCTGCTCTTATCTGGGCAGATACGGCTGGATTGGGCTGAGAGGAGAGGATGTGGTAGATTACGCTCACAACGTCAATGGACACTCTGTAAGGCGTCTCTACTCCAAAGCTACCAGGGTATCATCCACTGGCAGAGTGGCACCTCCTGTGTTTAGGTGGTCCAATCCCAGCACCAAGGACATCCTTGCAGGCATGAAGTCTGGCAGGGCAGCCCAACCCTGGGAGGTCTGCAAGCTACCAGATGACATTGCAGAGGAGTATGCCAAGCAACTGGACTCTGAGCGCAAAAAGGAAGTCATCGACAAACATGGCAGGACACACCTGCGCTGGGTCTCATTCCGTGGCAATCATGGATGGGACTGTGAATGTATGCAGGTAGTGGCTGCCTCCATTGCCAAGCTTCTGACCTCTCACTGACAGCTTTAGTGCTAATAAGTGGATCCGCAAAGCGGATCCGCTTATTGATGCCACCCCTCGAATATTCCGAATAAACCGAATTAACTCCACCTACAATACCTACAATACCTACAATACCTACAATACCCCCAGACTGACAGTTATGTCAGTTATGTCAGTGTCGGTAAACGGTGTAATTCCTGCCATCCCACTTATAGGTGAAACACTTTGCAGAACCTTATTATATGGGAGATTTGCGTCCGTTCCTTAGATTGCAAAGTGACACGTGGCTCAACACGCTAAAACAACGTGTTGCAGATGCTGTGTTGTCTGGTGCAGTTACCACTTCTTTCACCAACGCTTCACAGTCAGGCTCAAGGGAGCAAGTGCTTCCTACTGCAGAACTCTCTGCACAGTTGACAGATGTGCTTTTTGAGAAAGGCATTGTTACTGGCACTAAACCCTCCCGTATGACCTTTGCCAGGTTCACCCGTTAATATGGAACTTTATGACCAACATGGCAGGGTGCTTGACCTGCAAAAGCCCAAAAAGAAAGCCTACCTGGGCAACTACTACAGAGGGACTGAGCAATCCAGATACCGCTCATATTCTCCACATGTAGCCAACGATGCAGCAAATAACCTGACACGCAGTGAACGCAAGTCATTGATGGGGCATGCCAGACACCTGCACTCCAATAATGGACTAGTCAGAGGCTCAGTGGCAGACCTTACACGCTACAGCATAGGCAGTGGTTTGAGACCTCAATCACTCTCTGAGCAGGCCAAGGAATATGAGTCCTATTGGCAGGAGTGGAGCAAGGTCTGTGACACTTCAAACCAGTTCAGCTTTGAACAGTTGCAGCAGGTAGTCTCCAAGCGCATGGACATTGACGGTGACATTGGCGTCATCCTGGTGGGCTCAGGCTCTACATTCCCACAACTGCAACTGGTGGAAAGCCACCGCATTGAGTCAGAGGAATACAACCGCAACGCCCATGATGGTGTAAGAGTCAACGCAGCAGGCAGACCTGTAGCATATGAGGTCAAAGATGGAGATGCCTACAGAAGCATCTCTGCTAACAATTTCGTTTTACTTCACGATACAGACAGAGTTTCACAACTCAGAGGCATGACTGCCCTGGTGCATGCCATTGCTCACTTGCGTGACATGGATGACCTGCTGGATTATGAAAAGATAGGGACCAAGACCCAATCCTCGATTGGACTAGCTATCACTACCGCAGGTGGATTGGCAGATGATGGGACTGCACTCATTGAGGACGGTTACACAAGCACAGACACGGGAGATGTTCCTTGGCAGACCTTTGAGCCAGGGATGATTCCAAGGCTAAAGACTGGAGAAAGCATAGAGGCATTTGCAGGAAACAGACCCAGTCCCACTTTTGTGGGATTCCTAGAGCACCTGATACGGGAGACTGCTGTGGGGCTCGGACTGCCCATGGAGTTTGTGTGGGACACAAGCAAAGGAACTGGTGCAAGTTCAAGGTTTGTTCTCGAGAAAGCACAACGCAGATTTGAAGAGCGACAGGCACTCATCGCCAACAAGCTGTGCAACAGAATTTACACCTGGGTGATTGCTCGAGGCATCAAACGTGGAGACTTGCCAAGCAGTGACAACTGGTGGAAAGCACGTTGGATGGGTCCAAAGAAAATCACCGTAGACCTGGGCAGGGAAAGCAAAGCGAATCATGACTCGTTGAAACTGGGCTTGAGAACCATGGCCCAGGATGTGGGTGAGCTCGGTTATGACTGGCAGGAGGTCAGGACACAGGTAGAGACAGAAGCAGTGGACCTATTGCAACGAGCACAGAAACTCTCTGAGCAGTATGACATCAGTATGCAGACTGCCATGCACCTTCTATCACAGAGAACACCCAACCCGATTTTTGATGAAAGCGCAACTGCACCACAAACTGATTAACGAGCCCTGGGCAATCAAACCTGAATTCCATTCTGCCTTGCAGGCATCAATGGAAGCATATGGGGATGACGATGAATACATGACATCTCCTCCACCGCAGGAGGTCGATGGTGTAGGCATCGTGCACATCCATGGTGTGCTGGGCAAAGGTTTGAGCCCATTTGAAAAAATGCTGGGCATGACTGACTATGATGACATCTGGGCTCAGGTGCAGGAAGCAGATGCATCTCCTAATGTTGCCACCATCCTGCTGCACATATCATCTCCAGGAGGAACCATCACAGGACTGCCAGAACTGGCAGAGAAACTCAGGACAGTCTCAAAGCCATTGGTAGCATACACAGACACCATGGCCTGCTCGGCTGCATGCTGGATTGCATCATGTGCGGACTCAGTGCTGCTCTCACAGAGTGCAGAGATTGGAAGCATCGGAGTCTACATTGCACTGCTGGACCAATCAGAGCACCTAGCTCAACAGGGGTTCAAGGTCAATGCCATCTTTGCAGGAGACAACAAGCTGGACACTGCAGACTTCAAGCCCATGTCAGATGAAACCAGGGAAAGACTCCAGGCAAATGTCACGAAATGGCATGAACGATTCAAAGCAGATGTATCCATAAAACGCACAGCACCTGAGAGCTCAATGACGGGACTCACCTATGAAGGACTGGAAGCAGTCTCTGCAGGACTGGCAGATGGAACGGTGGATTCTCTGGAGGATGTAATCACTCTTTTAGCCAATTTTTAGAACAACCCATATGAAAACAATACTTGATTTGGTCAAAGCCAATACGGAACTCAACAGCTTGTCCAACAAGCTGGATGAGTCAACCCAACGCAACAAGGACTTGTCTGAGCAACTGGAAGCCCAGGCAGCGCAGAGTGCTGAAGAAAACGCCAAGCTGGGCGCAGAGCACTCCGAAGAGATTTCCGCTTTGGAGAGCAAGATTGCCTTGCTTGAAGAGGCAAACACTTTGCTTGAGCAGGATAAGCAGTCATCCGCAGAGCAGGCAGCAGACATTGCTGCAAGCCTGGGAGTGACAGAACCGGTTGAGGAAGCAATTGAAACTGAGCCCAAAGAAGAACTCAGCGTGTCAGCACACTGGGAACACTACCAGACCCGAGGGTCTCGGGAGGATAAAAGGGCTTATTACCTAAAACACATCAAGCCCTTACAGGCTTAAAATAGAAAGTATACTCAATGGCAAATACCTTAAACGGCATCAATCTTTCAGCATTGGCTGAATTATCAAATGACTTCCTGGGGCAAACCTTTGCACCCTTAACCGCAGTCTCTCGAGACTTTACTGGAGACCCATCAGGGTCTGGCGAATCTGTTGTTACACGTGTGGCATCTGCACTCACTGCACAAGACCTCTCTGGTGGCTATGCTGCCAGTGATGTTTCTTCCAGTGCAATAACCGTGAATTTATCTTCGCTGAAAGGCTTCTCTATGGGGTTCAGTGATTACGAGGTCAGTCGTGCTGCAGGAGATGTGCAGTGGTTGACTAGCGTATTTTTGCAGCCTGCCATGGAAACCGTGCTGGACTCAATCTTCACTTCAATTGTAAGCCTGGTCATAAATTCGAATTTCAGCAACAGCACTACAGTGACTGCTGCAAATTTCGATTCAGATGATATTGCAACAATCGCAGGAAGTCTGAGCACACGCAAGGCACCCAGGACGCAGAGGTCTGTCATACTTAGCCCGTCATACTATAGTTCCATACAAAAAGACCAGATTGTAGGTCAGGCTAACACCTATGGTGGAGCAGAAGGTGTGCGTGAATACGCTGGTGATAGAGTCCACGGCATGGACCTGTTTGAATACACAGGTGCCATCAATGGTGCATCCTCAACCACTACATCTGAGAACCTACAGGGCTTTGCCTTGCACCCTTCTGCCATCGCAATTGCAGCACGTTTTCCTGCGGCTCCTGCTGATGGTTCTGTGCAGGTCGAGAACTTGAGGGATGAATTTTCTGGAGTACCATTACAGCTTAGGAGCTGGTATGATGCAACTCTTGGAAAGCACATGGTATCAGTGGCTTGCCTCTATGGAGCTAGTGTCGGAAACGCTGCCTGCCTCGAGCGCATCAAGTCTGCTTAAGCATATAATATGAACACGCTGCAGGGACTCAATCTGTCAGATGTGGCAAGCCAGACGCTTGACCATCTGGGCAACTATACACCCATGTTTGAGATGTTCGCTCGCAACTTTGCGGACAGCACCAGACAGCACGGTGAGAAGGTTGTCACTCGAGTCCCTGCAGCAATGACTGCTCAGGATTTATCCAGTGGTTACACTGCAGGAAATCTGAGCAGCAGTGCAGTAGAGATTGAGCTTAACATGCTCAAAGGCTTTTCATGTGCGCTGAGTGACTACCAGGTCTCACAAGCCAAGTCTGCGGATTTTGTTTTTAACATCTTCACGGCACCTGCCATTGAGGCAACTATCACCGCTTTTGCTTCAGATTTGCTTGGGCTTATCAATCCCACATCATTCACCCAAAGCATATCTGTATCCAGTTCAGACATAGACACAGACCACCTGGCAGATGCCCATAAAATACTCAGTGATGCCAAAGCACCACGCAGTCTGAGGAGTATCATGCTCACCCCTGAGTATGCAGCCACACTATCCAAAGACTCTGCATTTTACGCAGACCATTATGGAGACAGGCAGCCACTGCTTGATGGAGAGCTTGGCATCATGCATGGGCTCAATGTGGTCGAGTATCAGGACATTCCAACAACCAATAATCTGCGTGGCTTTGCTTGCCACCCTTCTGCTCTTTGCATAGCAGCAAGGCATGTGGCAGAACCAACCACAGCACCACATGTAGATGTGCTTCAGGCAGTCCATTCCTGTGGGCTCCCATTACA